CCATTAAATTCACAGAAAAGGCAAAAACGAGATTTTCAGAATTCCGAAAATCAAAAAATCGGAGGTAATGACAATGCCAGCAAAAAAGACGACAAAAACCACAGAAAAGAAGAATGATACAACGTTAATAGTAGGCGCACAGGCAGCAGTCGTGAAGACGCCAAACGGAGCACTTTTGAATTTCAGAAAAGGGCCGAGTCTGGACGCTGAAGTGATCGCCTTGCTCAAAGATGGCCAGAAACTAATCGCACACGCTGAAGTGATGGGTGACTGGTTGAGCGTAGAGGTAAAAGAAGGGAAGAAGAAGCTCACCGGATACGTGATGAGCAAATACGTTGAATTAAAGGAGACCTAAATGAACGGCTTCACGGAAGATAAAAGTAAATGGAATTTGGGCACATGCACGGATGCGTTAATGAACATGTTTAGCAGAGAAGGCATACAGCCGGGAATAAGACTTGACGATGAATTCGCAAACCAATTCCCAGACAAATATGTCTGCATCCTAAAGGATTTTGACTATAGAGGGGCAAGAGACATAGCACAGGTATTGGGAGAGTCTAAGGACCCGGCACTTGTGTGGGATATACAGGGCGGAAACACCGGACTCACAGAAGACCAGCAGGAAATAGCTTCATGCATAGAAAATGTGTTTTTTCAAAATCTTAAGATATACATAATATTTAAAAAATATCCAGCAACAATGAGTCTAACACTCAGATTAAAAGGAGCTTGACGTGTTTACAAACGGAAATATATCAAAAGGCTTAAATGCACAAGGGCCGCTTGAAATCGCAGAGCGAATATACTTGTTTAATCAGGGCGACAATGAGGTCAACATGACGGAGTGCTGGAGCTCAAAGGGGTATTCGCTTAATAATGGAATTTCCATACAAGATGGAACCAACCCAAGACAGCCATTCAGCAGCGGCTACATCAGCGTAGAAAAAAGCGGTTATTATGCGCAAATACTTGGAACGCAGAAACCAGTCCCGGCGAACACAAGAAGATTTTTAGTGGTAGAGGGATGGATTTCGGAAGAAGTTCAAAATCAGAACGCTTTCGCCATAATTTTATCAAGACAAAAAGAGCTTGCATACACAGGCGGGTCAACCCGATATTACAATCCACAGTTTAAGGAGCGGGAATTAAAGTTTTACATTGATATCAGTGAACTTGGCTGGAATAGAATGTATATAGCAATAGGAGCAAGCACCGAAGCGGGAAAGATGATAGGCGAGGGACAAACTCTTTTTGTGTCAAAAGTATATTTAACGGATAAAAGATATAAAAGTATAGTACCTTTGTACAACAGAGGCAACGACTACTCAGAATATGTAACCGGGCAAGAATACGGAACACTGGTAGGTTGGGAAGCTTATACTCCCGGCTCGGGCGAAGAAAACGATTATGAAGATCCGACATTTGAAACCGGATACATAGAGCTCAAGACGGTATCAAGCAATACAAAATGCCGGGCGGTAACGTCAAATCTGGTGGATTTAACGAGAATCAGCCAAATAGGCGTATTAATGGATGTAGTTTCAATTCCTTCATCCGGAACGCCCCAGGTCAAATTGATAATCGGGGGAAGAACGTTCGAGCAAGACATAACATACACGGGTAACAACATTATTATGTACACTTACGAACAGCTGGTTGATCCCATAACCGGAAGAGTAAACCTCTCACCACTCACGATTGGAATTGAAACCACAGGGCTTTTGGATGTTAAGGTATTGGCCGCATGGATAGAACAGTAGAAAATTGCACCGGTGCAAATCGGAGAGAGGAATTGCTGACTGCAATCAATCACGATCCTGCGCTGACTCCGCTTGTTGAAGATGCCGTTTACTTGGAAGAGCAGCTGGACGAGCTCAGGAAGCTTCCCAAAATCGTGATACATCCAAAAGATCCTTGCAAGCAGAAGACTACACCGGCCGCAAAGCTCTACAAGGAACTTTTACAGCAGTATACCAATATAATTAAAATATTAACCAGGAGCACAGATGCCGACGAGGCAGAGGAAGAGAGCCCTCTTCGAAAGTGGGTGAGAGCTCATGCTGATTCAGAATAAAACCATATGGACTCCCGACAATTCCGAAATGCTTCGCTACAAGGCACAAGCCGAGAGCGGCGAAGTAGTAATCGGTCAGGAGCTATGGCTCGAACTTAATAACCTCGCTGAGGATCTCAAAAACGACCGCTACGTGTACAACACGGAAGCGGCCGTTTTGCGAATGGACTTCATGCAGAACTGTGTAAGACTCACAAAAAGCCCGTTTTACAACAAGCCCATGATACTTATGCAGTGGCAGAAGGCATTCATCGAGGCTGCGTACAGCTTCAAGATGGCTGAAGAGTCCAAAGACAAAGGCATCCTGATAGACCGCTTCAAGAAGATACTTCTTTTGATTGCTCGTAAGAACACCAAGAGCGAAACAAGTAGCGGAATGGGTTTATCCGAGTTTGTAGTCGGCCCTGAAGGCGCTGACATAGTAGCAAGCTCGAATGATGATGCACAGGCTTCAATCGTTTATGATGCAATCGACACGATGCGACAGCTCATAGATCCGAGAGACCTCGACACCAAAAGAAACCAGCGTTACATCCTCAACAAAGCAACAAATACCAAGATTTTCAAATTATCGGACCGCACCAAGAACAAAGAAGGTCGAAATATCGACTTTGCAATTCTTGATGAAGTCCATGAGATGAAGAAAAACATCATTGCGAAGTCTATTGAGCAGAGCCAGTCCTTGAAGGACAATCCGAAGCTCATAATGATAACGACTGAGGGATTCGTAGAAGATGGATATCTTGACGAGGAACTCAAGAAAGCCCGGTCAATCATTTACAGAGAAGATCCCGACGACGTAGCCGGAGAGCGAGAGCTCCCCTGGTTATACACGCAGGACTCGGAAAAAGAAGTGTGGACCGGAAACCGAGAAAATAGACTGTGGGAGAAATCAAACCCAACACTCGGAATTGTAAAAAATTACTCGTACTTGGAAGAACAGGTCGCAGTCGCTCGCAAGAGCAAAGCAGACCGTATCTTCGTGCTTGCGAAAGATTTCAACATCAAGCAGAACGAAGTCACCAGCTGGCTCGACTATGAAGATTATAACTACGAGAGCGAATACGACATCGAGAAACTTCGAGGCCGCATAGCAATCGGAGCAGTCGACCTCGCAGAGACTACAGACCTTTGCGCAGCCAAAGTCATGGTGATGCTCCCGGAAGACTCGAACAAGTACATTCTCTCTCACTACTTCATACCGGAAACCAAGCTCGAAGAGTCAAACGACGAACGAAGCGGAGCGAAGTACAAGGAATGGAGAGACGCAGGTCTCCTGACGGTTACGGAAGGCGCAGACGTAGACCTTGCAGTCGTAGCTGACTGGTTTTACAAGATTTACACAGATCACGGCATTAAGCTTTGGAAATGCGGATACGACCAAAGATTCAGCAAAGACTGGATTAACCGCATGGAATATTATGGCTGGATGAAAACGGGCGGAGACGATACAGACCTGGTTATGATTAATCAGAATGCCCCGACGCTTTCCACAGCAATAAAGCTCGCAGAGTCCGAACTCAAGCGGAGCCTTGTGAGATTCAACAATAATGACATGGACCGATGGTGCTTAGGCAATGCCGGTCTTACGGTCACAAATTCAATCGGTCAGGTCTTGCTCGTAAAGATATCGCCTGAAAAGCGAATCGACGGAGCCGTAGCCCTGGCCATTTTATATGAAATGTACAGGCGCTATAGAACAGACTTCAAGGCGCTTGCAGAGAGGACTTAAAAAGATGGGATGGTTCAGTAATCTATTTAAGAAGGCCCCAAGCGATAAGCGCTTCGCAAAGACGATGAACGGCTTCTTGCCAATATACTCGCAATTTGGAACGAATATATACGCTTCGGATGTCGTACAGCAAGCCGTTTCGTGCATTGTAAAAGAAATCAAGAAGCTCCGCCCGATGCACGTCAGATATACGGGCTCGAATCCGAACCCTGTACTTGATTCAACAATTCAGTCAGTGCTCGAAGATCCTAACCCTGTAATGACGACATCGGAATTCTTGGAAAAGGTCGGATGGCTCCTGATGCTTAACTATAATGCATTCATCATCCCGACATACCGAAAATGGACCGATGGCAACATCGAGCGCCGGTATTACGATGCACTTTATCCGATAAATCCCACGCAGGTCGACTTTATCGAAGACGCAAGCGGAAAGCTCTTCGTTACGTTCACTTTTTGGAACGGCGAAACAACAACCATCAAGTATGACGATTGTATTCATATCAAGTACAGGTACTCAGTTAACGAGTACATGGGCGGCAATATGCTTGGCCAGCCTGACAACGAAGCACTCCTGAAGACGCTCGAGCTTAACGACCAGCTGCTTAAAGGAATCGCTAAAGCGATGAAAGCCAGCTACGCAGTCAACGGAGTAGTCAAATACAACACGCTACTTGATGAAGGAAAGACGGAAGCTGCACTCGCAGAACTTGAAAGGAAGCTTGCAAGCAACGAAAGCGGATTCCTTCCGCTGGATTTAAAGACAGACTTCACACCGCTCCCGAAGCAGACACAGATTGTACAGGAAGACACACTCAGATTTATTGATGAAAAAATCCTTCGAAACTTCGGCGTGCCGCTTTGCATCTTAAAAGGCGACTACACACCGGCTCAGTACGAAGCATTTTATCAGAGCACAATTGAAGACATCGTAATCGCATTCTCGCAGGCCTTTACAAAGAAGGTATTCACTAAGAGAGAGCGAGGATACGGCAATAGAATTAAGTTTTACACAAAAGACCTGGTATTCATGTCAATGGACCAAAAACTCCGAATGATTGAGATATTAAGTCCTACAGGCGGCATGTTCGAAAACGAAAAGAGGTCGGCGCTCGGAATGGCTCCCCTTCCGGAACTTGAGAACGTGCGCTACATGAGTTTGAACTGGATAAACGCAGCGGACGCCAGCGCTTATCAGACCGGCAAAGAAAATGTTAACGTCGATATTGTTGACGAAGAAAAAGAGGAGGTATAGAAATGCCCGACAACAATGGAGTACAGTACACAAATCCTCCGCAGAGCAGAAACGAAGAACTCCTCGAGGATATCATTACAGACCAGCCGTACACGGCTCCTCCGCAGAGTGAAATCGAAGAGATTCTCGTTTCGATAATTGACGAGACACCTTACTCGAAGGCTCCCACAAGCCGAAACGCAGACTTGCTTCTTCAGGTCAAAGAGAAGATTGAAGAAGGCGGCGGAGGCGGCTCGCCTATAACCCTTAAGGCATCATTCAAAAACACAGATGCGGGAAATGCATATGGCGAGATAGTGTTGCTTGCAACAAGCAATACATACAGCGGCACATACAACATAATGTGGGCTGACGATGACGGAGTAATGGAAAATTACAAAGAAATCGGAACAGTGGTACTTGATGTCGCAAGCAGTAAACCGATGGGAAGCATCGAATTAATGGAATTCAATGCAATACCCAAATATGCCACGAGAATCCTGGCAATAAAAAATAATGAGATAGCGGCCTCATACACCATACCGCAAGCTAAAAGATGGGCGGCCGGAAATTACGGAGAGCACCTTTACTCGGTACTCGCGATATCTGACTGGCATTATGGATATGATACATCACAAGAAGACATTGAGGAGGCACTCACATACGGCAACACCAAAGAAAGTGTTGTGGCAGTAGTAGGAGCCGGAGACCTTAGCGCAAACGGCTACACATCAGAACTTAACGGATGGAAAGCGGAAAGAGATTTGTACCGAGGAACCACTCCTGTATATTCGTGCGTAGGCAATCACGAGGCAGCGACTGCCAACGCGATAATGTATTCACATCCCGAACTGATCAGGCAATATCTTGACTCGGACTGGGTGGACGAAACAACGCCCTACTTCCTTAAAGTTATTGAAAACGATGTTTATATTTTTATGTCACTGTTTGATGGAACAACGCAGGGCAATAAAAACACAATGTTCACCACGGCGTCGCTGGATTGGCTTGAAGAAAACCTTGAGACATATCGAAATCAAAGGGTTTTTCTTTTCGCACATGTTCCTCCCATATGGAGCAATGCGGGACTTAAGCAGAACGGACAATACACCGGCTTCGCATTAGGGAACGGAGCATACACACTCGATATTTGGGGAACAAGCGGCAGCGACAGAACAAGATTTTTGAATCTTCTTGACCATTACAAGAATGTCATATGGTTCAGCGGCCACTCACACATCAAGTATCAGTACCAGAGTGTTTGGGATAAACTGAACATCATGCAGTACAAGGGAGGCGCACGCTTCATACACGTCTCATCCCTGACGGTACCGCGAGACATAATTGACGGATCTGCGACAGGACTCATTTACGCGGAGTCAGAGGGAGCATTGATTGACGTATATCAGAATGTGATTCGCATGAGGTGTCGAAACTTCGCAGGTGAGAAGTTTTACGGAGCTAACGAATACATTATCGACACGACTCCGGTCACAATTCCCAGTGCCTCAAAGACGGTTGTTTCTTTGACGGCGACAAAGGAAAAAACGTCATATTACACAGATGAACAGCTAAGCGTTTCGGACATCACAGCAACGGCGAGCTTCTCTGACGGAACATCAAGCAATGTAAGCTCGAGTATATCCGTGGACGCATCTCAGGTTGATATATCTGAGCCCGGAACATACACAATAGGAATATCTTATACGTATGAGGGAACGACAGTTACCACATCGGTACAGGTAACCTCGACGGCAAGACCTCAGACAAAGACGCTTGCATCAATCGTGGCCACAAAAGGTCAGACGGCGTACACAGTCAACGATGTTTTGTCGACGGATGATATCACGGCCGTGGCCACATATTCGGACAACAGTACCGCCAATATACAGAACAGCGCCCTCAGCTTTGATACTTCAGACGTGGATATGGCCAACGCAGGAGCTTACACCATAGTAGTGTCGTATACCGAGGATGGCGTCACTGTATCGAACAGCGTCGGAGTAACCGTATCATCAAGCTCAGGCGGATATACTGTAATATTCGACGCAGAATGGGACGGAACGATAGCTTCAAAAGGAGGCGCGGTTAGCGGCGAAAACATCACCACAATGTTGAGTGGAATGACAATCAGCGGCCAGAACTGCTCCGCAGAAGGCGGCTCAAGCGATTTGAGCAAACCATTATTCTGTCGAATCTTGTCAGACACAGGACTAAGTTACAGCGCCAAGGTTGGATTTGGAATCGGCGTCGGAAACTCAAGCTCGAAGTTTTATAAGCAGGCCCAGCCATATTACAGTTACACATCAGGCTCGTGGACGGCTTTAAAGACAGACAACGATGCAAGCATGGAGCTGACAGCCTCGCACAACCTATTGACGGTTGCATGCAAGTCAAGCTCTTCTTCAGGCGCTACGTTCCCTGTGAACATCAAAGCAAGAATCCAAATAGGATATCAGGAGGCAACATGAAGCTAAAAGACAAGAAAGAATTTGAACGTCGAAACTATTCTTTCGAAGTCAGGGCCGAAGAAAAGGAGGGCGGCGGTAAGATAATTACCGGCCGCCCCATTGTATACGGTTCCCGGACTGACATGGGATATTTTGATGAAATAATTGACCAGGGCGCACTCAATGAGACAGACCTCACTGACGTGCGTTTTTTAGTTAACCACAACATCGACATGATTCCGCTTGCACGCTCACGTCGCAACAACGGAAACAGCACCATGCAGCTCTCAGTCGACATGCAGGGCATGTCAATCGACAAGATCGAGCTTGACACAGAGAACAATATGGACGCTCGCGCATTATATAGCGCAGTCGAAAGAGGCGACATCACCGGAATGTCATTTATGTTTACCATTGACGACTACGAGTGGGAAGACCTCGAAAAAGAAAGACCTTTGCGCCGAATTAAGAAGATAGGAACGGTTATTGAAGTATCAGCTGTAACCTTCCCGGCTTATGAGGCGACAGAGATAAATGCTCGATGCAAGGAGGCGCTGGAGAGCGCACGAGCTGCACTGGAGAGTGCACGCGAAGCAAGAGCAAAGGCTCCGGAGGGAGACCTTGAACTATTAAAGTTAAAAGCAAAAGCACTTTCCATGTAAGGAGGAAAAAGAAACATGAAAAGAAAAGAACTTCTCGAAAAGAGAAAGGCTCGTCTCGAGGCTAAGAAGGCAGACCTCCAGGCAAGAGCAAACGCATCACAGGACGCCGCTGAAGTAAGAAGCATCCTTGAACAGATTAACGAAGTAAACGAAGACATTAAAGACATCACTGAAGAGCTCGAAGTCATTGCTGAGGAAGAAAGAAGCGCTGCACCCGTAGCAGTCGGCGCAGAAGTACCTACAGCAGCTACAATCGTAGGCGCTGCACAGAGAAGCTTCAAGCAGGAAGCAGCTCCTGCAGAGGAAGACGAAGATCCTACCGCTTCCGTTGAATACCGTAAGGCATTCATGGCATATGTACAGCGCGGCACCGCAATGCCTGAGAAATTCGTCAAGAGAGCAGGCAAAGCATCTACCACAGCAGATGTCGGCGCAGCTATTCCTGTGACCGTCATGAATGAAGTAATTAACACCGTTCGCAAGCGTTACGGCAACCTTTACGCAAAGGTTAGAAAGACTAATGTTCCCGGCGGCGTTAAGTATCCCATCGGTGCACTTCAGGCTACATTCAAATGGATTACAGAGAAGACATCTTCCCCGAAGCAGGAAGCAGGCAAGCTTGGCGATGTAACATTCGCATACAACACAGCCGAGATCAAGGTATCAGTATCCTTCCTTGTAAACATCTTAACTCTTTCCGCATTCGAAGCAGAACTCGCTTCTGTTATCGCAATCGCATACCTTCAGGCAATGGATGAAGCAATCGTCCTCGGCTCCGGAGACGGCGCTCCTCTTGGTATCTTAAAGGATGCAAGAGTTACAAACACCATCACCATGACAGCAGCTGATTTCTCAAACTGGCAGAAGTGGCGCGAGAAATTCTTCGCAAAGCTTCCTCTCGGATACAGAGCAGGCGAATTTATTTTCCCTCTTTCAACTGTAGAATCCAAGCTTGCAACAATGGCTGACTCAAACGGTAATCCCATCTTCAGACAGGCAACAGGCCTCGAGGTTAATGATGGCGATGCTGTGAACCCTAACGGCAGCTTCTTCGGAAGAGCAATTTCTCTTGTTGAGCCCGACATTCTTCCCGACTTCGATACAGCAAGCGCGAACGACATTGTTGGTATCTTCTGGCAGCCCGATCAGTACGCTGTAAATGAAAACTTCGGATTCACAATGAGACGCTACTACGACGAAGACGAGAACGAATGGGTTGACAAGGCACTCGTTGTTGTAGACGGCAAGATTTTAAATCCTACCGGTTACTACTTAATCAAGAAGGGCTAAGGAGGTAGCTTATGAGCAACGTTGACGCATTAAAGGAATTGTATAAGGCGGTAGGCGGATCGCTTACAGACACATACGAGTCGATTAATGACGGTGCTCCTGTATCAGACTACACCTTGATTTCTGACGTTATCGCTGCATGTGCCGCTAAGATTGCGGGCGGCTCATTGAAAGAGCTTCCGACTGTAGCAGCAGCAGACAACGGCAAGATTCTCAAGGTAGTTGATGGAGCTTGGGCAGCTGCCGCCGCAACTCAGGCAGTAGGTTAAATTTAGGAGGACAAATTCATGATTAACACTAACAGAATCGTTCCTGTAACAAGGACCGACTTACTTACACTCCTCGGAACAATGATGAAGCTTGCAGGAACCAGCGTGTCAGCTGTTGAAGCTTCAGCTCCCGGCAGATTTACCGTGACCGGTTCCGGAGACGCAGGCAACAAGATTGCAAACGAGCCTGTAAAGAGCCTTAATATCGCTTCAGGCGTAACCGCAGCAGTGATTTACTTCATCGCTGATGATGATTATGAAGGCTTTTCAATTAATGGCGTTGCAGAGGAAACCGCAGGCGTGGATGTAGATCCCGACGGAGTAACTCTTTACTCTGCAACACTCTCAAGCGGCGATATCACAATCGCAAAAGTAGGATTCTAAGAGGAGACATACTATGCCGGAGAATGTAATGTTGACTAAAGTAAAAAACGCTCTCGGAATAACGGGCACGTATCAGGACGGAACCCTGAACGAGTACATTGACGAAGTGATTTCGTTTTTAAAAGACGCAGGCGTTAAAGAGGTAAACATTACCTCCGGCATCGTGGCTCGAGGCGTTACCGATCTTTGGAATTATGGAGAAGGCAAGGGCGAGCTCTCCGCATACTTCATGCAGAGAGCCACCCAGCTCTCATATAAGTAATGGGAGGAGACGTATGGCAAGAAGATTCAGTCCATCGGCTCCTTTTGTTACAAAAGTGGAGCTGCAGAACCCAACCTACACCACAGTAAAGGGCACCAAAGTAAAGAACTACTCCAAGACGGATGATATCAACATCAACTTTAAGACCTACATGGGAACAGAGTCGATTAATAATGGTGTCATCACCGTGGCAAACACGGCAATTGTTGAGACCTGGTACCGGCCTGACATCACCCCGGAATCAAGAATCAAAATTCTTGAGAGTGGGCAGATTTACGAAGTGCTTGGAGTGCCTGAAGACATCGAGCTTCGGCATCAGTATTTAAAATTCAGAGTGCAGGCAATAAAAGGAGGCGGCTGATATGGGCCGAACCACATTAAAGCTTGATACAAGCGGATTTGAAGAACTGATAAATCGATACAAAAAGCTTGGTGGAGACATTAAGCCGATAACCGAGAAGGCACTCGAAAAAGTGGGCAACAAAATTACCGAAGACACTATCGAAGGCGTTCAAAAAAAGAACCTGCCTCAAAAAGGTAAATATTCTAAAGGAAACACTGAAGCGTCAATCGTTAGAAATCCGAAGACGACATGGAGCGGAGAAACAGCCAGCATCTCCGTAGGTTTTGATTATTCGAAACCAGGAGCCGGAGGTTTCTTAATAACAGGAACACCGAGGATGAGGCCCGCCCCACTACTCAATGCAATATATAAGCGGAAAGCTTATATGCGACATATTCAGGAAGAAATGATAGAAGTCGTTCAAGCGGCAATTAAGGAGAGAATAGAAGATGGAAGATGAACTCATAAGACTTCTCGAAAGCAAAGGATACCCGGTATATCGCCAGGGCTCTCTCACCGAAAAAGACGCTTACCCCGACACTTTTATCACCTTTTGGAATACGGAGGAGCTCGGAGAGAGCTTCTACGATAACGACGTAGCCCTCACCACACATTCTTTTGATGTAAATGTATATTCAAACTCCCCTGACACGGCATACAGCCTACAGAGAGAACTGAGAGACATGCTCAAGGAAAACGGCTGGACCATCCAGTCAAGAGGATACGACGTAGCAAGCGACGAACCCACCCACATCGGCCGGGGATTCGCAGTGATTTTTTTAAAAAATGAAACTATTTAGGAGGAAAAAGAAATGGCAGAGCAGCAGATATTCGAGTTTCGTGGCGTTGATAAATTCTACTTTGCAGAATTAATCGAAGACAGTGAAAACTCTTATCGTTGTGGCACTCCCAAACACATCCCTGTGCAGGAAGTAGGCAAGTCGGTTGATTCAAACTCCGAGGCTCACTACTATGACAACAAGGCGATGATCGTAATCAACTCCGAGTCAGCTGATACCATCACCCTTGTAGTAGCACCCCCTCAGCTTGCAGACTTATCGAAACTTACCGGCAAGAGCTTTGATGCAACTACCGGTATGATGGTAGATTCCCCCAAGAAGGATAAATACTTCGCCATCATGTACAGAACAAAGGGAACCGACGGCCACTACAGATATGTATCAAGACTTAAAGGTCAGTTTGGCGTACCTGAAGAAACAGCAGCAACCGAGACAGACGGAACAGACACCACCAACACCACCCTTACATTTACCGGTATTTACACCGAGCATGAATTTGATAAGGGTATATATAATGATGTAACCGAAAGATGGGAAAAGTCCGGAGCTAAGGGCATCGTAGTAGATGATCGCTATGAGCTTGCAGACCTCGAGCACTTCTTCGACTCTATACAGACACCTGATACAGTCGAAGCAAAGCAGGATGAACCCGTCACCGGTGTGGGCCTTGTACCTTCCGTACTTACACTCACCGAGGGCGAGACATACCAGCTTGAAGCGGTAGTACTTCCATCAACAGCTGCAGACAAGGCCGTTACATTCACATCAAGCGCTGATACATATGCAAGCGTATCAGAGACGGGCCTTGTGACCGCAAACGCAGCAGGATCGGCAACAATTACCGTCACCACACACGACGGAAACTTTACAGACACCTGCGCTGTTACCGTAGCAGCTGCACCTGTAGGTTAATAAGTAACAAGCACACGGGAGCGGCCGAAAAGACCGCTCCCATTTTTTAGGAGGAATATATGGAAATCAAATTGAATATTTTTGGAGAAGACAAACAGATTACCAAGACGTACACCGCCGAAGGGTATGACTTGATGATGGGAACAATTGAAGATTTCATGGAAATCATAGACGTGGAAAACTTAAACGACACTACAGCAGTGGCCAAGATGGTAATGAAGGGATACAAGCAGATTAAACCTTTAATGAAAGACGTATTCCCCGGTCTTACCGACGAAGAATTCCGTCAGATTAAAATCAACAATCTGATTGAAGTTATCGTCGCACTGGGCGCTGCGGTAATTGAGAACTTAGGAATACTCAAACAGGGAAACTCACAGAGGGCGTGAGTACAGACGACACGCCCATGAGCGACCTGTTATTTGATATAGAAATGACACTGTGCGATCGCTTTCCAGCATTAACACCGATGTCACTCAGAAGAACCCGAGCAAGAGACATCTTCAAGGTAATAGTTAAGCTCGGAAAGTACGCGAAGAAAGAAAAGAAAGAAGAGGCCAAGAAATCGATGAAGCGCATTATCAAAAGGCCTGCTTCAGATACATGGTTTTAAAGGAGGCAACCGATGCCGAGCAACGAGACCACCACAAAATTTAAAGTCGATATATCAGACCTTAAGAAGAATATAACCGAGGCGAACCGACAAATTAAACTCGCGAATGCTGAATTCAAAGCCGCTTCCGCAGGCATGGAATCCTGGGAAAAGTCGACCGACGGAATGAACGCAAAGCTCAAGCAGTTAAAGACTACGCTTGCAGCTCAGAAGACGGTCCTTTCTTCATACGAAAAGCAGCTGGAGCTTGTAAGCAAAGAAGAAGGCGAGAGCTCAGCGGCTGCAGAAAACCTCAGAATTAAGATTGCCAATACTCAGGCAACCATCGCCCAGACGGAATCAGAACTCAAGGACCTCGCAAAGGGATTCGCGACAGCAGGAAAAGAGGCAGACGAAGCCGGAGGCGGAGGCTTTACAGTTTTCAAGGCCGTTCTTGCGGATCTTGCATCGAACACCATACAGGCTGCGCTTGATGGACTCAAGAAGCTCGGCACTGCAATGATTGACTTGGGAAAGCAGTCGATTGCAGGATATGCAGACTACGAACAGCTCGCCGGAGGTATTGAGACTTTATTCGGATCCGCATATAAAACCGTAGAAGAATATGCAGAGGGCACTGGACTCTCAATGAAATCGGCGGAGCAAACCTTTGAAGTATACCAGAAACGTCAGCAGACGGTCATGGACAACGCAAACAAGGCCTACAAAACGGCCGGTATGTCTGCAAACGAGTACATGGAAACGGTGACAAGTTTTGCAGCATCGCTGAATAGTAGCCTGGGAGAAAATGCGTGGAAATCAGCCCATTATGCAGACGCTGCAATCAGAGATATGTCAGATAATGCCAACAAGATGGGCTCTGACATGTCAACTGTCGTAAGCGCATATCAGGGCTTCGCGAAACAGAACTTCTCATTACTTGACAATTTAAAATTGGGATACGGCGGCACGAAGACTGAAATGGAACGTCTGCTAAGAGACGCCGAAAAACTCGCTGACTTAGACGTCGGATCGTATGACATAAACAATTTTTCGGACATAATCGATGCGATTGGAATGATTCAGAACGAGCTCGGAATCACCGGCACCACGGCAAAAGAAGCAAGTTCAACAATATCGGGCTCGATTGGATCGATGAAAAGTGCGTGGGAAAACTTCGTTGCAGGTCTTGCAAACGGAGACCAAAACCCCGAGGAACTGTTTGACACGGTAGTCGAAGCAGCGAAGCAAGTATGGGAGAACTTAAAGCCCGTACTCGAAAGACTTGTTACCAATGCGATAGACCTCGTTAAGTCGGAACTTAAAAAGCGCTTCCCTGAAGTGTACAAGACGCTTCAACAGGCAAGAGACGCAATCAAGAGCG